GAGTGTGTTGGGTTTGTTGGGTTTTTCTGTCCTCGCATAAGAAAAAAATTTACCCTTCGATTTCAACGCAATTAACGTCACGCATGCGCGCACGCGACGCCAAACCCAACACACCCAACACACCGCCCGCAAACCCGCGTAATTCAAGGCCGAAAACTGTGTCGGGTATCCAAAACCAACCCAACACACACCCAACACACCCAACACACTTTTGGGCGCACTCATGCTGCAGCCGCCTTCACGTGTTCCCAGTTGTCCACATTCCAGCCGGCCAACTTCGCCTGGGCACGCCAGTCCGTGACCGTCTTGCCCAGCTCGGCCGACTTCAGTGATGGGGGCAGGGAAGCATTGGGATCGTTGGGAAAGAAAAACGCGCCAAAGCGCCTGTTGCTGCCTTCGGTCCAGGGTATTGAACGGGTCTTGTCGACCTCGGAGCCGATGAACAGCGAGAACTTCGTCTGGCTCATCACGTGTTCCTTGTTGCGGTGACACCACTCGAGGAACAGCGAATACAGGTCGGTCGAGAGGCACACACCCCACAGATCGCGCCCCAGCTCGCCGTACTTCCACAGGTTGAGGAATGTCTGCCAGCCGGCCCGACTCAGGGCCACCAGGCGTTCGCGTGCATCCGTACTCGGCGGCCTGGTGCGCTGGTCAAAGTCGCCCAGGTCGACCGTCAACAGCCACCCGTAAAGCGCCGCGACGCCACCGTTCTTTAACTCATGACCGATCGCCTTCTGCCGGGCTTCCGGCAGCGTCTGCTCGGGCCACATCACCAACATGCGCCGGTCGCTCTCGCTGATCGGCCACGGCATGATCTCGTTACTCAGGAAAACCGCGTTCATGTGGTTGGCCTCTTCCCAACCGTTGATGAATTTGGATTCCATCCGCACCGTCTTGCCGGTGATCAAATGCTTGATCTTGCCCACCTGGTTGTATCGCTGATCGCGGCTGACAACCTCTTCAAACACCGACCAAAGCTTTCTGCTTTGCCAGGCGTTGAAGTTGCTTTCCAGCTGGGTCTGTCCAACCGTGGCCGCGTACTGGCCGTAAAGCATCCCCATGGCATCGGCGAACAGCAGGCTTTTGCCGGAGCCCTCCATGATCGAATGCATCAACACGGCCGTATCCATCTTGGCGCCCAGGTGCTGAAGCGGATACGCCATCCACCGCGTCAACCACCCCGCCGCGTCCTGATCATGGTTGCACAGGAACGAAATCAGCCAGCGCAGGTTCTCGCACGCGGTCAAATCATTGACCGGCTCAAGCGGCAACCCGTCGAAGGTGTTGATGTAGACGTTCGGGTCTTTCGTCATCGTCGGGTCAAACACGATATGGTCGACATCGACCACCCGCCGCTCGCTGCTGTTCAACCACAGCGCGTACGCATCACCCAGGGCCATTTTCACCGCGCCCTCAGCAACGCGGCGTTTCTTCTCCCGGTCCCATACGTCCTTCGTGCCATCGATGTACACGTACCGCTCGATGGGCGGCATGCCGAAGGCACCGCCTTTCTTGCCCGACATCCGCCGAGCCTGCTCGATGTCGCGGACATGGTCATCAGAGATCAACTTGCGCCGCTCGGTGTCTTCCAACCACTGCTTTGCCAATGGCTTACCGACCCGGGCCTCAAAAGCCGACTTTTTCATCACCCGCGATTGATCGAAGTCCCAAACGTGCGTCGTGCCTTCCACCAGAGCAAACCGCCGCAGGACATGATCAAGCGTCAGCACCTCCCCCGCACCCCCATCAGGAGCCGGAGCGGCCTCGCTGATGTCGTCGTTCGCGCAGCTCGGCGCGCTCGACTCACCGGATGGGGTCGGGGGAAGATCGGCTGGGTCAGGCCGCGAAGAACGCTGCATGCCCAACATCCGCGCAGCCTCTTTCACAGCCTTCGACAGATCACCGCCGTGCTCGAGTAAACAGAACACCTCGAAGGCGTCATTCTGATGCCCGTTCGCCAACGGATCGGCGCCGTGGTGCGAGTAGACCTTGCCTTCGTCGCTGATCGTCACCCCTGGCAGACCGGTACTGCTCTGCGGGTACAGCCACTTGCTGCCCCGCTTGATATAGCCGTGGGCACGCAGCAGTTCTCCCACATCGTGGCAACGGTTGAACTCATCGATCACCGATGGCCGATTACCCGTGGCAGAGGCTGGCCGCTTGTTGGCCTTCCCCGTCGGCGCGGCAGGTTTGATTGCCCATGGGCACGCCGCTTCGGCATCACGCTTGAAGATGTCCCAGCCTTGCCAGATGTTCAGCAAGTCAGCATTCAGCGTCGGCAGACCATCAGTGGCGCTTGGCGGCGTGCGCCAGGTGTAAGGCTTGCCGGTGCCCGGGTGAATCGAAGGTGGGAACACATCCTGCACCAGACCAGCGCGCAGCTCGAACACCGTGAAACGCTTGTACTCTTCAGCCTCGGCGCGTGCCGCAGCATCGCCGTCCGCATCGCCTTGGTCTTTTGCCGCCTTGGCCTTAGCCATCAGGCCTTTGTGAATCGAACCATCAGGGTCTTTTTCATTCGGCCACGACAGAGAGTGCCGGGTCAGCTCGATGCCGTCCGGCACTTTGAAAACCACCCGGAACCGCGCAGGGTTACCGACAATGGTCGGGTACACCACCGCCATGGCATCCAGATCTAGGCCCAGCAGTTCATACAACACATGCCGCGTCCACTGAACGTCATCAACGTCCAACGAGCAGACACGGCTTGGCCCAAGCACGACGCCGAGGTTGTGGTTAGGGTTTCGCTGCCAGAAAGCTTCAGCCTCGGCGGCGTCAGTAATGTATCCGCCCGGCTTGTTCCACCCCATACCCTTCGGGCCCTTCTCACCGGGCTCAATAGAGACCAGCGCCAGGTTAAAGGTGTCGATGTAACGTTTTGCCCAGTTGGCGATGGCTATTCCTTTGGCCGGTTCACTCATCGCCGAGCCTCCCGTAACCCCTGACAGTCAACACAGGTTTGGCAACCCGCAATCGTCTGCCGTCGAAGTAACGGGATAGATTCGTCGCAATCCACGCAGAACTCTGCGCTGACGCGATTCGATGGCGCGCGAAGGCTGCGCAGCAGCGCAACATCGAGCAGGTATTGCGCCTGGTCATTGGCGCGATCGATGTCATCCATTGACACGGTCCTCCATCGCCTGACGGGCACCGGCCATGATGCCGAGGATTTCGCGGATCACGTCCATGCCCTGCTTCTCAAGGTCGAGGACTTCGTGGAGCTCCCAAACGTTGTCGGCGGCACCGTCGTGCATCGCGGCTACGAATTCACCGGTTTCGCCCAGCAACTTGCCGACGGCTTTCAATGCATCGCGTGTTGCCGGTACCGGTACTGGGCGGTACCAGACTGCGCCCGCCGGGCGCATCAGTGCATCGAGCAGGCGTGAATCACCCGTCAACCGTATGACCTCCTCGAGTTCGTCCGGGTTGAGCCAACGGCGCTCTTCATCAAGCTTGAGTTTCTTTTGCAGGGTGTCGTTGTCCAACACCATGTCAAAGGCAAGGGCGGTGATGCCGCCCTTGTAGTCACGACCAGCGCGATAGATCGCCTGGCGCAAAGGAAGGACCGGACCCGCGTCCGGCAATAGATCTGTGCGACTCATAACCGTAAATCCCCTGTTTACGGTGTAGCCATAAGACGGGGCAGTCCCTATCCTACAACCACGACCGATGTACATGTGCTGTGTGTCGTCGTAGCTGGGCTGGGGGATCTTTGGTGAGAGGCCCCAGCCCGGCATCTTTTAAGCAGCTTTGGAACCGCGAAGGTATGCCCAGTCGATATCTGCACGAAGTTGCTCGCAAGTAACCGAACCAGCGGACTCTCGCTCAATACCGACCGCCAAGGCAGCACCGGCACGGCGGTTGCCATAAGCCACTTGCTTCAACTGGCCCACTGACGTGCCGCAACGGCTCGCAAATACATCCAGCGCCGCTTTATCAAGACTCTTTAAATACTCGTGCAAGGTCATAAACACCTCCTTCTGAACGCCGAGATTAGCAATTGCTAATGCTTTCAGCAATAGCAAACCGTAATTTACTGTTTGCTAACGGAAAGCGATGATTGGGGAATGGATATAAAGAAGATGCGAATTCAGGTTCTGCGTGACTTGATGGGTGAAAAAACCCAAAAAGAGTTCGCCGACCAATACAACCTAGACGCCTCATACCTGTCGCAATTGCTCAACGGGCATCGATCCCTTGGCGAGAAAGCGGCTGCAAATCTTGAAGCGAAAATTGGTCTTGCTGAGGGCACGCTTACGACGCCCTCCGTCTCGATGCGCGCTTCCACATTACGGGAACCGCAAACGCCAGAGAATGGAGTCGTCCAAAGCAACGCCGAGTATCTCGGCCCAATCGATGTTTGGGACGACGACACCCCCTTGGATGATGACGAGGTATACGTGCCGTTTCTGAAGGAAGTTGAATTGTCTGCAGGAAGCGGCCGCACCGCTGTACATCAGTCGCACAAGCAAAAACTTCGATTCGGCAAAATGACGCTGAGGCGGCAAAACGTTCAGGCAAATGAGGCAGTTTGCGTCACCGTGAACGGCAATAGCATGGAGCCTGTTCTGCCTCACGGAAGCACCGTAGGGGTTGATCAGGGATGCACAGCTATAACCGACGGAAAGATGTACGCACTTAATCATGGCGGGCAGTTACGGGTTAAGACGCTTTACCGACTACCAGGTGGCGGCATCAGGATGCGCAGCTACAACCGGGATGAGCATCCGGACGAGGAGTACAGCGCGACCGAGTTGTTAAAAAACGAAATCATCGTGATCGGTAAAGTCTTCTGGTACTCCGTACTGCTGTGATAGAGACCGCTAAAGAACCCGCCATGTGCGGGTTTTTTTTCGTCGACATAAAATTAAATTAGCATCTGCTATTGCATGTTGAATTAGCTATTGCTAATTTTGGCTTCGTATCTACCTCTCACCAAAGAGTACGAGCCATGCAAACCACACAGCACAGCAACACGCGCTGCCCCGTCTACCTGCACCCATCGGCATGCAGTAGCCGGTCTGCCGTCGAAGCCATCCAGCGCCAAACTGGCCTGCTGGTAATCACTACCCCTAAAGGCCGCCCCGCCGCTGTCGACCCAATCAACGCCACTGCCGATAGCCCTGGGCCTTTCGGGGGTGACGCAGCATGAATACCTACATCATCCCTCTCGCGGAACAAGAGCTGCTGCACCACATGCTGCAGGTCGGCGGCGCCGCCGTGTGCCCTCTTCAGCGGCCAGAGCAAACTATCCACGCAAAATTTGAAGTCGAGCTCACCGATACCAGCGCCGTCATCAACGTTGACTTGGGCGGCCACACCGGCGAACTGACCCTCAAGCGCGCGGACCGGGCCAATCACCTGCACCTGCGGGATTTCATTCAGGACATTGCCAACGGCCGAATCGAGTCCGCTCAATCCGCGCCGCCAGGGCAAATCGGGCGTTTGGCGCAGATCGATCAAGCGCTGGCCGACTCGGAAGCCTTGCTTGACCGCGTTCGCAAACTGATCGCCGCCTGAGGACAGCACCGTGTATCGCACCCTGGATCAAACGGCCGCCGTGCTCGGCCTCAAGCCCCGCGCCTTCCGCGCCAGGTTGCGAGAACTGCGCATCCTGACCAATGACGGCGACTTAGCGAGCCATCACCGCGACCGGGGCTACCTGTTCTCGGATCCGCGCAGCGCCCAGATCGGAAACACCAGTCGCTATCGGCACTACGCCGTAGTGATGGTGAAGGAAGAAGGTGTCGAGTGGATCGCCAAAAAACTGAACATCACCATTACGCACAAGGACGCCGCAGCATGAGCCAGAACGCCATTACCCAAGCCATCGGCGCACTGAAGCTGGTCCCGATGTTTCTCAACCACCCAACCGTCATCAGCCGCG